ATTCTTACTGCTATGAGATTAGAAAGTGATATTTTAAATAAAGACGAATTTTCCCTTGGTGTTCGTCATAGTGCCGCCACAGACCAATATTCTTATGAGATTGGCGGGAAAATATATCCTACCCAACCAATAGATATTTCCGCAACTAACTATGCGCAGGCATACGCTAATGTATTAGATTGTTTCGGTCAAATCGGTAATCTTAATCACAACACTCTAATCACAAGTGCCAGTACCAATACTCGCTTCTATTCTGCTACACAAGATACCTCTTCTAAATTCATTGCTGGATTAGTATTAGAAGATTTTAACAGTGCCACCAATGCCTCAACATATTCAGGTGCAAACCTTTCAACTGTCGGTCAAATGACCTATCGGCCGAAGATATCCACTTCCCTATCAGGCGCCTATCGTTGTGATTTCATAACTTCTTGTGATATGTCGCTACACTTCACTCTTGACGGGCGCATGTATTCAGTCAAATAAATTAATTAATTTTAATTAAAAAAAAATATATATTATTAAGTATAATATGAATAGTGGTCTTGACGCAGACACAAAAAGAAATGCTGGATTAAGTTTAACTTCTAATATGACTGAGCCTATTGGTACAAAAAAAAATTATATAACACAATCTAATAAAGTTGCTACTGCTGTTAATAAAGATAAAGTATTAGCAAATAACTTTTTGTTTAAAAGACGATTTAATTAAATATTTATTATTAATTAATAATATATGAAAACATATACTTTAACAAAATCTAAAAGTAAAAATAAAAAATTTAAAATTACAAATGGAAAAACAATTAATTTTGGGCAGAAAGGTGCTAGTGATTTCACAATAAATAAAGACCCACAGAGGAAAAAAAATTATATAAATCGACATAAAAAAAGAGAAGATTGGAATAATTTAAATACTGCTGGTGCTTGGAGTAAAGGTTTATTATGGAATAAAAATACTTTAAACAAATCTATAAAAAATATGGAAAATAAATTTAATATAAATATAATTAAAAAATAATACAAATACTTTAATATAATTTTTTTTTTGTATATATTTAATATATGTCGTTTATAGGTAGTACCGCTGCCTCTGCTATACGAGGTGGATTAGTAAAAGGTGCTTTTAAAGCAGTTGGAAAAGGAATTAAAACTGGTGCTGGTAAAACTGTTAAAGGTGTTAAGTCAAGTATGCCTAAAATTGTTCGTGGTATTAAATCGGGAACAGCACAAGTTAGGGCATTACCCAAAGCAGTAAAAGAAGCATTTGAAATTACTGCTAAATTACCAAAAGGATTTGGGGTCGGTAATACTATGCAAGTTGCTGTAAATAAAATTTCACAAAATTTAACAAAAGCAAGTAAAGTAGCATTAAATAAAGACGCTGCCGCAAGACTATCTGCTAAATTAGCAAAAGGATTAACTAATAAAAAACAATCAAAAGTATTAAGAGATATTTTAAAAAATGCTCGGGCAAACGAAACTTGGGCACAATATATAAAACGAGGTGCTGGTGTTGGTAAGGATTGGATTAAAGGTGCCGTTCGTGGTGGTGCTGAAAATGTTGCTATTGATAAAAGTATTAGTATTGCTGGTAAAGCATTAGGGGGCCTTGCTGGTGCTGGTGCTACTATTGGTGCTGGTGTAGCAATTGGCAAATCAACAAAGTAAAAAAAAATAAATTTAATTAATTAGTTGATACAGCATCAATAGGGTTTTCTGTATAAGATTGAATACGCATTTCCCTGCCCGACATAGTATTACATGATTTTAAAATAAATCGTTCATCTGTTCGTGGTGGGCAAAATATATATAACGCGTCAATTGTGCCGTCGTCTAATATAAATTTATAAACTCTAAATCTCATATCATTAGTAAATTGTAAATATGCTTTTCCACTTGGATTATTCATAATTCTATTTAAAATTTTATTATAATAAGAAGGACTAATTAAAATTTCACCTTTGAAAAGTGTATATTCTAATGCCTCGTCCATTTTATTATTATGTAAAATAATCTCTATATAGTTTATATATATATATAAATCAATTTTAGATTTTTTATATATAAATCTAATAAAATACCTAAAAAAGTCTGGATTTATCCCTTATATAGACAAAAATAAATTTATTTATCCTCTAAATGGGTAAAAATCTAATAGTTTTTACTATTTGAAACAATTATTTTATATTTATTTTACATAATATATATTTACTTTATGATTTTTTAAATTTTGATAAAGTAATTAATTTTAATTTAAATTATTTTATATACTATATAATATATAATGAGTGCATTTGATAGATTTAAAAAAGGTGTTAAAAGTTTTGGTAAAAAAGTTGTAAAAGGGGTTAAGAGCACTGCTGGTAAAACAGTCAAAGGTTTAAAATCTGCTGGTTTTAATAAAAATTTTGGAAAAGACTTTTTGAAAGGATTAGGAATTGCGGGTAAGGCACTTCAAGAACCCGAGAAGTTTATAACCAAAAATGACCCATTAAGAAAATTAATGGGGCCCGTTGGATTTTTAAGTCCTATTAGTTTGGCAGGTTCTATTGCCACGGCACCATTAACTTCGGTTGGTGTAGTTGAAGAATTAATTGGTAGTAAAAAAAAACAGAAAAAATTAAAGTCTGGTGATATAGATACTATAACAGATTTAGCATTAGCACCATTAGGACTTATACCTTTATCTGGTGGTTCAGCGGGTATAAAATCTGCTAAATCCGTAGGTAAGACTATTGCTCGCGGTGTTAGTCGTGGATTATCAAAATTATTTTAATATAATAAAATTTTATAATAACTATATATAATGGTTCAAAAAAAAAAGAAAACTAAAAAAGATTTGAAACAAAAAGTAAAGAAGAAATTAGATAAATTAAAAAAGAAAATGCCTAAAAAAGACTTTAAGAAAATAGCAAAAAAAGTTATGAGTAAAGTTGATAGAACAAAAGGTAGTCAAGCAATAGGTAATATATTAGATAGATTAAGACAAACTGTTCCACCACCACCACAGATAGTACAAGACCCAAGATTAGTGGCAACACAATTAAAAGATAGATTAGAAAAAGAAACAAAAGTAGAATTCTCAAAACCTATAAAAGATTTTAAGAACATGAAAAAAGCATATGATAAAGTTTTAGAAAAATATAAAAGTGGAAATTTAGACCCAGTAGATTTATTTGTATTATATACTGCTACAAGACAATTTGCTACAACTGCCAACGATTATATACCAAGTCAAGAAGAAATTGGTTCAGCATATAGAACTGTTAAATCAAAAATAAATTACTTTAAAGATTGGATAAATAGAAATCGTCCAAGCGGACAATCTCAAGTTCAAGATATTCCTACAAGAACACAACCACCACCAACACCACCAACACCACCACCAACACAAGCACCTACACCATCTCCACCGCCCACACAAGCACCTACTCCACCGCCCACTTTACAAAATATTTATGATAGTATCCCAAGTATTAGTCCTCACGCACTAACCGTAGGTGTTGGTGTTTTAGCAACTGGCGGTATATTAGGTAGATTAAGTCAAGCAAATCAAAGAATTATTAGAAATCAACAAAATATAGAAAGTTTAGGACGAGGTGTAGGTAATCAATTAGCAGAAAATATAGCAGAACAAAGTTTAGGTCAAGTTATAGATACTGATTTTTCACAGACAATAGCAAATATGAATTCTAATTTAAATGAAATAGAAAGTATATTTAACGAAGTAGCAAGTTCTAATAAAGAAACTTTAAATAATAGACAAATTAGACAAGGTTCAGTTCCACCATTAAGACAAAGAACTCGTGATACAAGATTAAGAAGTGCTATTGGTGAAAAACAAAGACAAAGTAAATTCGCAGATAAGACTATTCCAAAAAGTAAATTTGTATTTAAAGAAGAGGTTATTGAAAAAGGCACAAAACCATCACAACAAGAACAAGATAAACAAGAAGAAAGATTTGCTATGGAAGACCAACTTGGTTCTATGTTGCCGCCTGAAATTGAACCCGATTTTGAAACTATGAAAATCAATTTGGAAAGTTTTGATGAAGAAGAAGCAGAAAAATATGGAGGATTAAGTGATAGTAATATACAAAGATTAGTTGATAAAGAAAAAAGTTTAAGACAAACAGTAGATAAATTCCAAAGTCAAATAGAAGATATACCCGATTTGCCTAATGTCCCACAAGAACAAATACAAACAAGGACAGAAGAAGATATTATGGAAGGTTTATTAAATTAATATATATTATATATTTCACTTTTCACTTTCACTTATATAAAATTTATATATATTTATATTATATATATATATGAATAAAAAAGAAAATTATACACCAAGATTACCAATTGAAATTATATTAAATTCTAAAAATGGTACAAGTATTAATAATCAAGACGGTAATAAATTTTATAATCTAATTAGTGAAATAGTCGCAAGAAAAGACGAATTAATTATTATACATTTAAAAAAAGCATTTATTCCTTTTTCCTTTTATATGTTAAGTAGTTCAAGAAAAAATAATAAATTAGATATTACAGAAAAAAAAACTGATAGTTCTACTAATAGTTATACTATAACAATACCCGACGGAAATTATAATATTACTGAATTACTTGTTAAAATTAAAAATCTCATGGAAACAGCATCTACTTTTAGTTTTGTATATGATATTACTTTTGATAATTCTACTGGTAAAGTATCATTCTTAATAGTAAGTGGAACTACCCCATTAAATACAACTATTAATTTTTCAACTGGTTCTAATACAAATAAAAATATTCATAATATTATTGGTTTTTCTAATACGGATATTGTTTTTACTACAAGTTCAAGTGCTACAAGTGATAGAATTGTTGATATGGCGGACGGTTTAGATGGATTACATATTAAAAGTAATTTAGTCGGTGTTAATGTAATAACAACCGAAATTGGTGATAGTGGTTCAGGCGAATTATTAGTTATTCCTATTTCACTTGAACCATATTCCATTTTATATTATAACGAATTCGGTAATCCATTCAAACATAAATTAGCACAAAGTTCTATAAAACAAATTGAAATTAAAATTACAGATAGTAATGATAATATTGTTGATTTTAATGGATTACCATATACTTTTATTTTAGAAGCAGAATTTATATTTAATCCCGCTTCTACACTAACAATTATGAATAAAAATATTGATAGTGAAATAGCATTAAAGAATAGATTAACTATGAATAAAGGATTAGCAAATAAAATTATAAAAAAAATAAATAATAATAATAATATAGATGAAGGTAATAGAAAACCAAAATAATATAAAAGTAGCAGGTGCTAAATTTAATACTGCTGATAGACCACAAAATTTAGAACCTTTCTTAAATTATGTTAATTGTACTCTTATTATAGGATTACCCGCAAGTGGTAAATCAAGTTTAATAAAAACTTTATTAAATGGAACAAGTGAAAGTAATTTATATAATAATGTATTTAATAGTGTTTATTATATAAGTCCTTCTATGACTATGGACTTACGATTACCCGAAGAAAAAATAATTAATCTTGGGGACAACGATAATTTAGCAGGCATATTACAAGATATTATTGATAATGAAAATGGGTTAGGTGAAGAAGATGACCCGCACAGAGTTGCGGTTTTTTTAGACGACGCTGTAAGTTGGTTAGCACAAGACAAAAATTCTATGAAAATATTTAAAAAATTATGTTTCAATGGCAGACATATTTTAGGCAATAATTCTTCTTTACAGACTTTTATAGTTTCACAAAAAATTAAAAGTATTCCACTAACTATACGCTCACAGGCAAATCAAGTATTTTTCTTTAATTCTACAAAAGCAGAAAAAGCAATATTAGCAGACGAATATTTACCACTTGATAAAAAAGAAGCAGACTTAATTATGGATTATGTATTTAATGAACCATTTAATTTCATGTTTATTAATCTACACTTACCAATTAAATTAAGAATTTTTAAAAACTTTAATCAATTACAAATTGTTTAAATTGATTTATGAGGTAAAAATATATAAAAAAAAATCTAATATATATATATATGGATTTAGAAAAAATTATAAAAGAACATAAACCGAATATTGGTGATAGTAGTTTAAAAGCATATATTAGTAATTTAAAAATATTACATAATTTAGTCAAGGGAAATAAAGATATTAAAAGTCTAAATTATTTATTAGATTATGATAAAATTATGAATTTAATAAAAGAT